CTTTAAAGTTGTTGCTCACCACTTGAAAGCGTGAGCTTAACTCATTCTAATTCAATTGCTTATGCTTTCTTTGCATCCTCAAAAACCTCAGGGTGGGACAAATTTGGGACATCGTCACTCAATATGTCGTCAATTTTCCTCGCGTGCTCTGTCAAATGATTAGGTGCAAGGTGTGCGTACCTACGCACCATTTCGATAGACTCCCAGCCGCCCATTTCCTGAAGTACTGACAGCGGTACACCTGACTGAATTAACCAACTGGCCCAAGTGTGGCGGAGGTCATGAAAACGGAAATTTTCAATTCCTGCCCGACGACATGCTGTTAACCACGATGTGTTATAGTCCAGGCGCATCTTTCTGATGCTTGGTGTCATTGTCCCGTCAGGCCTTCTGGCAGCAGTGGTATAAACAAACACCCAGCGGTGATGTTTGCCTATTTGATCACGCAACACCTTGCAGGCAGTGTCATTCAGTGCGACCCCAATAGCGCGGTTTGACTTACTGTCTTCAGGGTTTACCCAAGCAACACGTCGCTGCATATCGATTTGTTGCCACTCCAGATTAATAATGTTTGATCTCCTCAGGCCAGTTGCCAGTGCAAATTTAACTACAGATTTCAGGGGATCAGAACATGCATCAATGAGTCTCCTGGCTTCTTCTTTTTCCAGCCATCTCACGCGTTTGTTTTTTACGGCAGGTATTTTGATTACAGGTGCTTTTTCAAGCCATTTCCAGTCTCGCTCTGCGGCGCGCAGAATAGCCTTGATCATTGCCAGGTGTGTTGCTTTTGTTTGCGTGCTCACCGATTTAGGTATATAGGCTGGTGGTTCTTTCCCTTTTCTTAATGCAGCCTCCACCTGCAACTTCCATCTCTCCTTTGTTTTTCGGTTATACGCTTTGCTGATAACTGAGTAGATCATTGCCTCCGATATATCCTTAATCCTTATTCCCTCGAAATGCTCAATCCAGAATGCGATTCTGGATTTATCGGAATCGATGGATTTCTTGTCGGCTTTTTCCTCAAGCCATCTCAGGCAGGCTTCTTCGAAAGTGACATCTGGCATATCCCCCAGTCTGTCTACTCGCCAGAGTTCTGCTTTTCGCTTGTCGTGCAACTCCTGAGCTTGCCGCTTGTCCTTTGTGCCAAGAGACTCCTTAATTCGCTTCCCGCCCGGGAGCGAGTACGAGGCGTACCATATTTCACCTCTGCGGAAGAGTGACATTTTCTTTCCTCTGTTATGCCATCACCCGCGCTCACCTGGACAGTATGCAGCGGTGAATGAAGTGCTGCAATGCAGGCTTGCCGGGTTGTGAGATAAGGTGATCTTTTACCGGAAGAATTTTTTCGTGTTGCCTGTAGTCGGCCCGTTCGTATCCAGTTAACAGCTGTTGGCCTTGATATCTTGAGAAACTGACAGGCCTCTTTGAGGGTGATACTGTGTGAATCCATATTTTTGCCATTAAAAACCGCCCGAAGGCGGTTGTCAGTTGATTGATGTACGTCGCATTTTTCGAAGGCTGGCAATATGCATTTCCTTCTCAATTTCCGCTTTAATCATGTGTAGTTCGTTGTGGTCGACTCGCTCAAATTCTTCATTAAATGCACCAATTGAAGTGGCTCGGGTTCTGCCGTCGAGTCTTCGGTAGATCACCTGAGTAAGAGTTACCTTGCAGATTTCCACCGGATAGTTGTTGGCATCGACGAAAGATTGCCCGCGCTGGATCAGGACGAACACCGGTAGCATTCCTTAACTGTCATATCATTTGCACCTCGTTGCTACGGCTATCGCCATTGCTCCCCAAATACAAAACTAATTTCAGCCAGTGCTTCGTCCATTTTTTCGATGAACTCCGGCACCATCTCGTCAAAACCAGCCATGTATTTTTCATCCCGCTCGACCACGACATAATGCAGGCCTTCACGCTTCATGCGCGGGTCATAGTTGGCGAAGTACCAGGCATCTTTTCGAGTCACCCACATGCTGAATTGCACCTGGGCCATGTAAGCTGATTTTATGGCCTCGAAACCACCGAGCCGGAATTTCATGAAATCCCGGGAGGTAAACGGACATTTCAGCTCAAGGCCGTTGCCGTCACTGCATAATCCATCCGGAGAGCAGGCGGTACGCATACTTTCGTCGCGATAGATGATCGGGGATTCAGTAATATTCACGCCGGAAGTAAACTCAAACAGGGCTCTGGCGTCGTTCTCGTACTGTTTTCCCCATGCCAGGGCTTTGGCGTTAACTTCCGGGGCCACACCCGTGCAGACCTCAGCCAGCAGGGTGTGGAAGTAGGACATTTTCATGTCAGGCCATTTCTTTCCGGAGCGGGGTTTGGCTATCACGTTGTGAACTTCTGAAGCTGTGATGACCCCGAGCCGTAATTTTTGCCATGCATAATCTCCCTGCTCGACACCTCTCACGTCGATCCCGGTACGTTGTAGGATAATTTCTGGTGTCATGCTGCCACCTTCTGCTCCGTGGCTTTCTGTTTCAGGAATCCAAGAACCTTCTCTGCTTCGGCCTGGGACAGTTCTGACGACGCCCGAATGTAGCGGCGAAATATCTGGGAACAGAGCGGCAAGAGGTCGTCATCCCACGTTTTTTCCATGGAAGTAAGAAGGGCGTTAATTTCCGACATGGTCTCTTCGTTAACCGGGGTGATGTCGCGTTCCGGCTGACGTTCTGTAGTATATGCGGTATTTTCGACAATGCGTTCGGCTTCATCCTTGTCATAGATACCAGCAAATCCGAAGGCCAGACGGGCACACTGAATCATCGCTTTATGCCGTAACATCCGTTTGGGATGCGACTGCCACGGCCCCGTGATTTCTCTGCCTTCGCGGGTTTTGAATGGTGCGCGGCGACATTCATCCATCCACTCGGTAACGCAGATCGGGTGATTACGGTCTTTGCGGTAAATCCGACATGTACAGGATTCATCGTTCTGCTCAAAGTCCATGCCATCAAACTGCTGGTTTTCGTTGATAATGCGGGACCAGCCATCAACGCCCACCACCGGAACGATGCCGTTCTGCTTATCAGGGAAGGCGTAAATTTCTTTCGTCCATGGATTAAGGCCGTACTGGTTGGCAACGATCAGCAATGCGATGAACTGCGCATCGCTGGCATCACCTTTAAATGCAGTCTGGCGAAGAGTGGTGATCAGTTCCTGTGGGTCGACAGAATCCATGCCGACACGTTCAGCCAGCTTCCCTGCCAGCGTTGCGAGAGCTGTACTCATCTGGTTTATACCTCTGAATCAATATAAATCTGGTGGCGGGCAATGGTTTCAACCATGTACCGGATGTGTTCTGCCATGCGTTCCTGAAAATCGACATCGTCATCAAATGCACGGGCAATGGCTTTTTTGCTGGCTCCATGACGTTGCAGATTATCGATGCACAGCGATTCAAACAGGTGCTGGGGCAGACCTTTTTCCAGGTCGTCCGCCAGTTCAGTCTCATTTTCTTCACGGGTAATTTGCCGGTAGTGTCGTGCCCATGACTGCTCTTCAATGCGATCGGGGATAAGCCAGGCATTCATGATTTATCACCTCCAAAATTTTCAAGCCTGTTGGCAATCATGATTGCGATATCAGGGATTGCTGGCGCTGTTGCGACGCATGCAGGGTTTGCGCACAAACCATAGACGGCTGCAAGCACGAGTTGCCTTTTCCAGTCGAAATCTGCTTGCTCTGAATCATCATTATTGTCAGAAGCATCACTATCTGGATCGATGTGAACAACCGAATCGTGTTCCTGAGTTGTATCAACAGCATTTTTCTGAATGTATTCATTCTTCATTTGTGCCTGGTCATCTCCAGCAGCGGTCTCATTTTCTCCAAAAGTTTCAGCGTAAGTTTCATCTCCCATTACTGGACCACAGTCAGGGCAATGCCCGCCACTGTTCTGACCGCATGCGGTGCAAACCTTTTCCACTTCCTGTTGCATTACTGGCCCAGGCTGTTGCTCTTCTGGTCCGTTTTGTTGCGTATCCGGGCTGTTTTGTTCCACTTTGGATTGATTCTGGTCCTCAGTGTCGCGAGTCTGGATCCCCTTCACCCACTTCGGGTCGGTTGGGTCGCTGATGCCTTCAACGAACTCCCCACGAGAGGCAGCCAGCAATTTGTCTGCATCGACAGGATTTTTGGGCAAAATGTTTTTCCTGGCTTCATAGAGTTCTGCTCTCAGTTCCTGGTATTTCGTTTCTACAGATGAGACATTTTCCAGTGATTGCGTGTCCGCATTATGTTTAACTGGAATTTCTTCCACTGATTCAGGCGCTGCCTGTTCATTAGACATTGCGTCCGATGTTTGCTGCTTTTCTTCATCGTCATGTATCTCTTCTGCTGTTCCGCGCTGCGGCATCGGGGCTGATGAGCGACCGCAGGCAATTTCCACGATTTCCGGATCCGGGTTAGAGTGATCGGTTTCGGTCAACACTTTGTTGAGATATTCAGTCACGCGCGCCGGGATAGCCTCAATGCCAATTGGTGCTTCTTTCACTGAAGCCACCACAATGGCGCGGGAATAATCCAGCCCACCGGGCATGGCGATGAATTTGTCACGGAAAACAGAAAAGGGCGGTTTATTCTCTGCAACGATTTCTTCAACGCGTTTTGCATGTGCAGGGTGCAGGTTATAAATATCCACATCCATTGAACGGGCCAGAACGCCAGTGGCAATGTCTCGCGCCAGTGATGCCTGATTGTGGGTAAAGCCTTCGCCACGATCGGTAAGATTTCCGCCGCCAGCGTTAGCACCGGAAGGCGTACGAGTGATGCCTGTAACATAATTTCCTTTCTGCCATTCTTTTGCCAGCAATCCCTGATCCACATAGTCTGTTTTCATCCAGGTGGAGATGAACTTGTCGAATTCGGCCGGGCTGATATGACGGGGTGTTGCGTGAGAGAATGCCTTTCCAACGGATTGTGCCAGTCTTCCCAGATGATAATTCGTCAGCTTATCCAGCTCTGGATGTGAACGCACAGCAGTAAGCAGGCTCTGAAGGTAACTGTCTTCTGTGTCCATCTCCATACGGATCACGTTATTTCGTTGTTCGGGTGTGGCGTGATGCCGGTATTTTCCATCTTCATCTTTGCTGAAGAAGAAGAGGTGAAGGAAGCGATGAGTAAGGCTCAGAGTGGCGACGGGAATTTCACACTCAGAACAGTCATCGTCGCTGTCCGGGGATTCGCTTTTCTCCACATCATCCGGAATAGTTCCGTCCAGGTTATCGTAGTCATCGCCAGCTGTTGTGGCATCTTCACCGTTGATGTTGTCATCGAAGGGGATTGCCATCATGGTGATGCCATCTTCCCCGCCTTTTTCATAGCGGTTGCAGAATTCAGTATCAAACACGCCTTCCGGTGGAAGGTCATTCACGACGGGGAAATTTACGCGAACGGGTTTTTTGAAATCATCCTCGTCGTAGCCTGCATCGTCCATGGCTGCAATGCAGCGGGAAACTGCGACAGAAAGTTTTCTGGTATCAGCCCAGAAAAAACCGCCTTTGATGCCAAGGCGTTTTCTGACTTTATCGTTTTTTGCTTCGCAGTGCAGTGCAAAAGTTTGTTTATCAGCGCTCATTGTATTTAAACCTCTGGCTGGATTAGAATTAGCGGCCCTTTGTCTGATTTCTCCGAATACAGTGACGCAGGGGGGAGTCCGGTAGCCTGCGCTGCCGGATTTTTTATTTCAGTGTAAGGTTGCCTGGTTTGTTGTTTTGTGAGTTGTTTTTTTCTTTTCATGCTGGCAGTCAGAGCAGTTGCATTCGCCATTTTCTCTGAGAAGTTGAAGTGCCAGGGTCAGTTCCTGAATTCTTTGTGGATCAATATGACTGTCGACAATTTCAGATGCAGCATGAATATATGGGCTGGTGGTTTCGCAATATAAACCGAAGGAAACAAAGCGACTGTCTTTATATTCGTTATTTCCAACTTCTGTAAGCACTGAAAAAGAAAATACAAAGTCGATTTTGTGTTTTTTGCATATTTTACTGATGCGTTCTGCAATTTCTTTGAGTTCATTTATTGCATCAGGACTGGTTTCGGAAAAAATTTCATTTTGCGCAAGTTCTTTCATTTTGATTTTCCCGTGATTGATAATTAATGTGGTTTTTATTTCGGTTTGTCTGTTACAGATATGGAAGGTGTATTTTATTACTCGTCACAACTACTCTGCTTTTACAGGTAAGCCATCGCGCCCGATGAAAACTTTAATCATGCAGTCGGTAATGCATGTTTTTGTAGTCAGGCTATGAATATAGAGTTTTCTCTTTTCAATATTGTTTGCTGAAGCGATATATGTGCGGCCTTCATGAAGAACATAATCGCCAGGTGTCACGCACTGACGTGGTATTTCATCAGTTCCGAAGTGATGAGCAATCATAATTATCTCCATTTTCACAAATGAACTTTGTTGATGCGGTGCCTGGTGCCTCCAGGTGACGTTAACCAGTTAACAATTAACGCCGGAGCAGGGGATGATGATTTTCCGTGACATCCTGTCGGTTTAACTGTTCCGCGTGTGCATAGCCGCATTCACCGCATCATAAAATTCACTTTTAAAAAGGGCGGACATCAGCAATCGGCAAACCGATGTCCGCCAAAGAGGATATTGATACATGGATGTTGCAGCGGGGTTGTCACTCAGGCGTCTGGGGCGATTTCCATTATTTACGATGCACTTGAAACATTCCTTGATCGAAAACTTTCATCTGTCACCGACGGAACATCGAGTAAGCAATAACATTTAACACACACTCTAAATAACAAGGGGTGGGCTTGATACCGTTCTTTTCAAGCTCACTCGTAATCACCTCCAGAAGTCGTGCGCCCATGAGAATTGTCTTGTGGGATGAAGCTATTACGCCGTCGCTGATATTGCTGTTTATTTCTATTGCTTCATTTTCACCATTCGCGCTAACTTCGGATATGTTATTTTCACTCTCCTGTTTCAGCGCTTTTTCTGCCATCCGGATGCGTTCCTGCGTTGCGGAGTTTGGGCTAAGTCGATAAACCTGTCTGGCATCTTCCAGAAGCAGGGCGATAATGTGCTTCAGTTCTGTTTCGTTCATAGTTAACTCCGGTAGTTGCAATTTATTAATATCAGGCGGTCAGCTCTTTAAGCTTCTGAACTGCTTTATTCATTTCATCCATACAGTCGATGAATTCGTCCAGTTTAAGCTGCATTTTTCCGGCGGCCTGAAGAATTTCAAGTTTTAAGGGCGCAAGTTTTTTGTTGAATACATCATCTTCCTGGCGTTTTTTCTCCGCAATTTCGGCGGCTTTCAGCAATTCTTCCGCCTGCTTTCTGAGTATTTCTGGTGAAGGTGAAACTGCTTTTAGGTTATTCATTTCAGGTTCCTGTTGTTGCAGAATTAATTTGTTGCATTCTCTGCGTGAGCGTTTCATCGCAGATTCGCACTTCTTGCAATAAATGGCTCTCCCGTCACGTTTGCTGGCATCTGAATAAAAATCATCGACTGATTTTGTCTGCCCGCATCTGGTACATAATTTTGATTGAAGGTCCTTAATGATTGTGACGTTTCCTTCCCGCTTGGGATATCCATATTTTTTGTGGCGGAAAAAGGTTACTCCGTTACCAGAACTTTCTTTTCTGACCTTAAATACAATGATGCTTTCCCGTTTATCGATAAAATCTATGAGCTGGTTTCTCTCCTTTCCTGACAGTTCGGCAAATGTCTTAACTTTTTTAGTAACTTCCGTAAGGCGAACGCCGTCAGGCATTTTTTCAACGAAGTTTTTAATCTCTGCAAGCGGACGCCATAATTTTTGCGGCAAAACTGAAGGCGTGGTCATCAATCACCTCGCTGTTATTGTTCCGGATTTGCGATAGCCAGCTGCATAAAGTGCAGTGTTTGGAAGACAAGTAGAGCCTTCATATTTTCTGGTTAATGTCGTTATCGTGACTACTTCAGCTCGCATTGCGGCTTTGCGTTTACACTGTAAGTACACCCGTGAAGGTGTGGGGCGGTGCAGTTTATCAGCGCTTGATGCCTCCAGACTCTGAAGCTCAGCCCGGTGTGCTCTGCGGCGGGAAGCTGCGGTGCCTTTAAATTCTGTTTTTCTGGACATAGATTTCTCCCGAATAAACTTTGGCGATGCAATCTCGAAGCCTCCCCTGAGATGATTGCTTCGGCATTGCACCCGACAGCTTATGCGGTTGGGCGATCTGGCTTTGCAGCCACGTAGTCGAGTGTTCGACGTTGTTTAAAGAGCTTTCCAATTGGGACCGCGTTGTTATCGGTGACCTGTTGGTAAAATGATTATTAACCGTTGGTTAGTGTTAGTCAATAACTCAAAGTTAAAATTATTGTAGAGGAATTCTATGTTTTTGATTTTTAGTTAATTATTATTGCTTGTTCGGTGAGCGACGGTTATCAAGTATGAAGGGGTATAGAAGCTAGGATAGATGAGTTTTGGCTAGCTGGGTTAATAAAAAACCCGGCTCTGAGGCCGGGGGAGAGGGCTAAAGCAGAACTGAATACCAGAAAACTTTTCCGATAATCTCCACGCTTTGAGTATCTGCTTCTTCGTCAGGGTACTCTTCACTGTTATAACTGCGTATGATTAGTTTTCCACCGGGGCGTCTGTACAATAGCTTTATACGCTTCAGTTTTTCATCACCGACACCAGGCTGTGCGATGGCGTAGAGTTTGCCGTCAACAATACGTTTGTTGTTTGTGTCTACTGCGATTGTTGTTCCATCTGGTATCACGGGTTCCATGCTATCACCAGTAGCCGGAAAACAAAGCACACCAGAACCATCACTGTTAGCTCCGACACGGCGCAAGGTTGCTTTTGAGAAGCGTAATTTAAAACCATTATGATCTTCGCAATGAACTCTTCCGTCACCGCATGCAAACTCAATGTCTTTCAGATATGGCACCTCAACTTCATCATCTCGTAGTGGTGTATTTCTGTCCCAAGTTTCAAGGGAACCCCATTCTGATTCGTTTGGAATAGAAGGTCGCTGTTTTACGGATGGCTCGTTACTGCCATACTCCAACCACTCCGGCTTCACGGAAAGCCAGTCACTAAGTGCCAAAATACTTGTTTTTTCTGGAATTGATGCAGAATTAAGCCATTTCCAGATCCCCGGTTCAGAGATATCAATGCCTCGCAGTTTCATTGCATTCTGAATCCGCTTAGCCTGACCGCGTCCGCCCACACCTGCATCTAATAATGCCTGTAGTAGTCTCTTTGAGAACGCTTCTTTTAGTTCATCTTTTTTAACCATACGTTAATTATCAAACATAGTTGACATAACTGTCAGCTAATAGTTAACATTAACTCGAAGTTAACTAAATTAATGGATAGCAGTATGAATCCGATACAATTCGCAGTAAAAGCTGTTGGTGGTCAAACAGTCGCTGCCCGTTTATGCGGGTTGTCAAATGTTGCAATTCATAAGTGGGTTAAAAACGGAGCGTTACCTCGCACCGAATACACGATGAAAACCAACTATTCGGAAATTCTCGCCAATGCATCTGATGGCAAATTTACCGCCGAATGGTTACGCAATGTAGCGAATCCTGATCGTCAACGATAAGCTCAATTAACACTGCTCTTTTCACAATGGACATTCGTCCTACGTCGCTGAAAAGCGAGCCCCAAGATATCTGACCAACTAAGGCCATATGCGTTTCCACGCATACCTTTCAACTAACTATTCACTATTTGGAATCATAAGAAATGTCACAAACAAGTTACAGCAAACTGTCGCAGCGCGATATCGATCGCGCTGAAACGGATTTACTTATCAACCTGTCAGCTCTGACGCAAAGGGGACTGGCGAAGATGATTGGCTGCCATGAATCGAAGGTCAGTCGTACCGACTGGCGATACATCGCGGCGATTTTATGCGCGTTCCAGATGGCATCTGATATCAGTCCGATCAGCCGGGCGTTCAACCATGCCATTAACGTTCATGCAAATAAAAAACGTCCGGTTGGGGCCGGACGTTCTGAGCAAATCCTGATGAATATCTGATCTTCAGGCAGGGCATGGAGCAATACACGGGAATAATTCTGCCACATCTGGAAGAATTTCGCCAGCAACAACACCAACCGCAGCAGCCTGAAGCCGATTGGGTTAACCCGGAGATACCGGGACCGTCTGTGAAGATGTGCAGTCACACCAATGTGCAGTCACACCAACCGCAGCAGCCTGAAGCCGATTGGGTTAACCCGGGAGATACCGGGACCGTCTGCGGTATGGAGTAAATCTTGTATGCGAGGGGACTATGCGTAATTACGCAACAATTTCACCTCAGTTCTGGTTAGGCGATACAGGGCGAAAACTAAGGAAGTCTGGTCCGGAATGTATGGTAGTGGCGTTGTATATGATGACCTCGCCTCATTCCAATATGCTGGGCCTTTATTACCTGCCTGTTTTGTACATTGCTCACGAAACCGGACTTGATCCTGAAGGGGCTTCTAAGGGGCTTCAAATGGCTTGCGAGGCTGGTTTTTGCAGCTATGACCATGATTCTGAGGTTGTATGGGTGCATGAAATGGCAGCATGGCAGGTTGGTGAAGCGCTGAAACCAGGCGATAACCGTTGTGCTGGGGTAAGAAATGAATATTCCGCGTTGCTGGAAAATCCTTTTTTATCATCATTTTATGATAGATATAAGGATGATTTCCACCTGGATGTCAGACGTGAATCATGTCGGAAAATTGAAGCCCCTTCAGAGCCCCTTTCAAGCCAAGAACAGGAACAGGAACAGGAACAGGAACAGGAAAGAGATAAAACCCTTCTGGTCCATGGCGAAAAAATCGCCACGGACCCTCTGGTGGATTCTTGTCCCGTTCTGACTGAACGTCCAGGACCAGCTGGCATGACACCGGAAGCAGATTCCGGGCGTTGTGTGCAGCAGGTGCTGCTCGTCGAACCGGAGCAACAACACCAACCGCAGCAGCCTGAAGCCGATTCCGCGATGAGCGGGAAGCCGATTGGGTTAACCCGGGCGATGCCGGGACCGTCTGCGGGACGAGTTGATTATCCTGACGTGTTCGAACGGGTCTGGCGTGAATATCCGCATCGGGCAGGGTCAAACCCGAAGAAATCCGCGTTCAATGCCTGGAGGGCCAGATTACGCGAAGGGGTGTCACCGGATGTCGTGCTGGATGGCGTGAGGCGTTACGCAAGATACCTGGAGGCTACCGGGAAAGCGGGAACTGAATTTGTTCAGCAGGCATCGACGTTTTTTGGCCCGAACAGGAATTTCGAAAATCCGTGGTCGCTGCCGAAGGCTGGCGCAGTCAGCCTGCGTTGCGTGAATCACATTTCTGAACCGGACACCGAAATTCCGCCGGGTTTCAGGGGGTAATCAGCCATGAAAAACATTTCGACAGGAGGGATTCTTGAACGGGTGCGCCGTCTGGTTCCACCGCACGTTACAGCACCGTTCCGGACGACCGACGAGTGGCTGGAATGGCAACTGGCTGAGGGCCGGAAGCGCAGCGAGGAAGTTAACCGCCAGAATCACCAGACGCGGGTTGAAAAAATCCTGAATCGTTCGGGCATCCAGCCGCTTCACAGGAAGTGCTCATTCGGGAACTACCGGGTGCAGAACGACGGTCAGCGCCATGCTCTGAGTCAGGCAAAATCCATCGCGGCAGAGCTGCATACCGGCTGCACGAATTTCGTGTTCAGCGGTAAACCTGGCACCGGGAAAAATCACCTTGCAGCAGCGATTGGTAATCGGCTGATGGCGAAGGGGAGAAGCGTGATTATCGTCACCGTGTCCGATGTCATGAGTGTGTTGCATGACGGCTACGACAACGGCAAGTCTGGTGAGAAATTTTTACAGGAGCTTTGTGGAGTTGACCTTCTGGTCCTGGATGAAATTGGCATGCAGCGGGATACGCGCAACGAGCAGGTCATACTGAACCAGATCGTCGACCGCAGAACGGCATCACTGCGCAGTGTCGGGATGCTGACGAACCTGAATCACGCAGCGATGAGCACACTCCTCGGCGAGCGGGTGATGGACCGTATGACCATGAACGGTGGTCGTTGGGTGAATTTTAACTGGGAGAGCTGGCGGTCAAACGTTGGGCGTCAGGGTATGTGAGAATTTTTGACGAGGTAAATTTTCGATGGAAACCGTATTGCATGCACTGAAAGCGATGGGTAAAGCCAATTCTGTTGAACTGGCGGCGCGGCTTGATATCAGCCGTGAAGAAGTTCTCAACGAACTGTGGGAACTCAAAAAAAATGGTGTTGTTGATAAAACGGGTCACACCTGGTTTCTGGCTGTCGAAGGTGAATCCGGGGTAACCGAAGGGCAGGCACTACAATCTGAAGCGCCGGATGTGGTAACCGAAGAGGTCGCTCCAAAAGTTAGCGCTGACATGATGATTGAGTTTATCGCTCAGGAGGGGGCTAAAACCTGTGAAGAAATAGCGGGTAAGTTCGGAGTTACCACTCGTAAGGTTGCTTCCACTTTGGCGGTAGTAACAGCAACGGGGCGCCTGGTGCGCGTGTCTATCAAGGGAAAATTCCGTTATAAAGTGCCTGACGTCGAAAACGGCGATTTGAGCGCGTCATCATCGCAGGATGAGAATATCACACACGAAGCAGAAAACAGCGCGTCAGGCGACGAACTGAATCGTTTTCCGTTGATGTCAGAGGGCACGGCAAAGGCCTGTACAGATGAGTTTATCCGGGATGTTCCGTCGTTCACCGAAAAATATGCTGGTGCAGTGACCCTTCCACCTCTACGGGCCGCCAGTCGTGAACTTCGTCGCGCCAAAAAACAGGTCCAGAAGTGGGAGCGTGTCTGTGCTGCACTACGTGAGCTGAATAAACACCGGGAACTTGTCATGCAGATTACCGATTCATCCAGCAGTATTGCATCGGAAAAGTGATAACTGGAGAGCTTATGGCAAAAGTATTTACACCCGAACAGCGGGAAGAACTGAAGGCACGTATTGTGGAGCTCGTGCGCCTGAATGGTCGGGGAACGTTCAGGCAACTGGCTACTGAAACCGGAGTCAGCAAGACAGCTGTCAGACGTTTGTCCAGAGAACTGGTTGTCAGTGGCGCTATATTCGACTCAGGTTATGGTTTATTCCCGTCTGATCAGGCGCGTAAGGACTGGCAAAATGCCCGCAAAAAACTCTCGAGAGCAAAGGCAAAGAAACCGGTTGTTATTGACCCTGGTCTTATCCGGGCATTACCTGATGGGGAAATCCGGCGCTACGACAGACGCTACAACATAATTTGTCGCGAGTGCCGTAACAGCGAAACGATGCAGCGTGTGCTGGCATTCTGGCGGGGGAGTGCAGAGGGATTGATGTTCTCCCCGTCGTGAATGACGGGGGCTTACGTGTTCAGAAAAGTGATTCATATAGAGGCTGAATCTGATCTTTTTTGTTCACGTCTGGCTGCCACCATTGCAGGCAGAGTGAAGGCGTAGACTAAAAACATTTCGGTAAAACTCAGGATCTGGCTTGCCTCAATTGGTGTGAAAACTTCATCTGTATGAACTGCTTTATTGGCATCAATTCGTACAATATGAGCCCATTCCTTCATCTGTTCAGTGATCAGCCCTTTTTTGTAAATCATCTGAATACGTTGCGACAGCGATTCTTTTCCTGCTTCATCGCCGAGCAGTTTTTTCGTGGAGATATCGAGGACTCTGCGACAAAGAATTACCACTGTGTCGTACCGCCTCCTCTGTAAATCCTCTTTTGCCTCAACAAAAGTACGGTCTGCAACCGGGGGCGTATATTCTGGTGCGGTAATTTTTTTGACCGCAGGATAGATCTTGCGGAAACGGTACTGGCTATTTCCTGAAATCAGAATATCGAGGTCTTTTTTCTGGCTTTCCGCCATGGGGCCGTGATAGTGGTCTGATGGGATTTCAACAATAGCAACACCTCCTCGATGACAACTTCTGCATACAAAAGCGACGTTAAAAAGAGGTGTTTTTTCAATTTGTTTTTCGGCAAATGCCTCAATAACAGCTCGCTCTTTTAAACAGTGTGGGCATGTAATGTCAAAGGAGACTAAACTCATGGATATTCCTCTCGAAATTAAAGAAATTAACGAAATCATTGAGGTTACTGATCGCCCCGAGTTTACCCTCATGCGTCGTTATGAAACAGGAACCGACGAACAAAAATACATCATGGTTGCAGCATTGGCTGTGATGGCGATAGAAAGGGAGCGGAGGGAAAAGGACGTAATGGTTATTCCGGCGAGAAATGATTCACCGGATTTGAGATGGCAGGATCCGGAGTGGGATGTGGCAATCCGGTGATTGATATTTCTCTGGGGTAAAGCGCCGCCAGAATGACGGCGCGGTGGTTAAGCATGAGGCGAAATTTCTGCCGGGCGGTATTTTGTTGAGAGATGAGATACGTCAACTTCTCTTTCCGCTTTTTCAAGGCTCCATGCCGTCTGGAGACGAATCCATGAAGACGGAGTTCCACCCAGGACAGCAGCGAGACGAACAGCCATTTCAGGAGATATTGTCGCATTACCTGAAACCAGTCGCTGAACAGTGGAAGGCGCGACATCAAGCGCTCTTGCCAGTTCCCTGATTCCAATATTCTGATCTTCCAGAATATCAGCAATAATTTCTCCGGGATGAGGGGGGTTAAACATCGCCATTAGTGGTAATCCTCGTAGTTAAGAATATAAGCATCGCCGTTCCGAAACTCGAATGTGATTCTCCAGTTACCGGAGACGGTGACAGACCATGTATCGGATCTGTCACCCTGCAACTGGTGCAGCCTGTACCCGGCAAGGTTAATATCATCAATGATTTCAGCTTGATCTATTACCTGAAGGCGCGTTCTCAGGCGTTTAACGTGATTGGGATTTACGCCTGATGCATTTCCTGTTTCAAAGAAACGTTGAAGTCCTTTGTGTTTCCAGCTTTTTATCATGCTTGTTTCCTGTTGCGTTACGCGAATCATTATAGCAGGTGTTGTGATGTACGCAACACTGAATTTGACAAAAATAACCTTTCGGGGCTATATTCCTCAAACGCCAGCAAAATCTGGCGTCGGGATTGGCGTCCTGGATAGAGACCGCGACAGATACACGCCGCGAGCGTGTTTTTTATTGTCGTATGCACGCGCACATCTGAATTATGGTGGGCTGTGTGGGGGCGGAGAGATCCGCGCCGGTCGGTTTCCCGGTTACGCCAACCCTGCACAGTTCACCACCAGACGATTGGCGTCGTCGGTGGTGAGTTATTAAGAAACCACCAGAGGGCGTCATTATGACAACTAAAATTTCTGTTGAAACTCTCTCCCCGATCACCCATAACCAGATTCCTGTTATTACCACCGAACTTTTGGCGCAGCTTTACGGCACTGAGCCGGTGCGTATTCGCCAGAATCATCATGAGAACAAAGTACGCTTCGTTGAAGGGAAACACTTTTTCAAAGTTGTTGGTAATGACCTTAAAGAATTGCGGGTAGCTTTAAACTACTCACAAAATTTGCGGGTTACTTTAAGTAACTCACAAAATTTGCAACCATCTTTAAGAGGTTTGCAAATTTCCCCCAAAACTCGCTCCCTCATCCTCTGGACAGAACGCGGAGCAGCCCGTCATGCAAAAATGCTCGAAACTGATCAGGCATGGGAAGTGTTCGAAAAACTGGAAGACTGCTATTTCAGCCAGGGAAAAACAACACAAACCGAACAGCAGTCGCAGATTCAGCCACAATTCACAGCCGAGGAAATCATCCTCCTTTGCTACATGCAGCTCTGGATGGAAAAAGCCCAGGACCTCAGCAAACACCTGTATCCGATCATGAAAGAGCTGAACTCCTCATACACGAACAAGCTGTATGACATTGCGTTTGAAACCATCTACATGGTGACGAAGAACAGAGACGCGCTACTGCGGGAGGCGGCACGGCTTGACCAGTCAAGTTTCGTTGTCCAGCGGGCCAGACCAATGCTGAAAAGCCTGCGGGCAAGACAATTCGAGTTTTAAGGCCAGATTTGACAAATCCGCATTAGCGGGGATATATTCCGCTCCATGGTGCTGAACACACCTTCGAAAGCGGAAACCGCGCCCGTCAGTCATGCGGATTTTTTATGTCCATTTTTCAGATATGGTCGGGTAGCGCGTATACCGAAAAACAGCCGCAAGGCTAAGGATGCGGGCCGAACTTTCGACGGTGTTCAAGTACCCGACCGCCCTGCTGAACACGGGGTGATCTGAACGAATCGAAAGGACATAAAACTATGAGCACTCAACTCGTATTCAAATCCCACGTTCTTGAAACGATCGAACACGACGGCAAACAGTGGTTCACTGCCGCGACTTTGGCTTCTGCACTGGAGTATTCGCGCGGCGATAAAATCACCCAGATATACAACCGCAATTCGGATGAGTTTACTCCTTGTATGTCAATCAACCTCAAAATGAGGTTCAACGGGATCAACAATAGCTTACGAGAGAAAGATGTGCGTATTTTCTCTCTACGCGGTGCCCACCTGGTAGCGATGTTCGCAACAACTCCAGTAGCCAAAGAGTTCCGTCGCTGGGTATTGGATATTCTGGACCGTGAAGCTGAAAAAAGCGCTATACCGCCACAACCTCATATTCAGCCGCAATTCACAGCAGAAGACATCATCCTGCTCTGCTACGTTCAACTCTGGATGGAAAAAGCACAACAACTCAGTAAACAGCTATACCCCGTCATGAGAGAACTGAACTCTGATTACTACGGGAAACTGTTTGATCTGGCCTACGAGACTCGTCATATAACCAACCGGACTCGCGACACATTGCTCCGCGAAGCAGCAAAACTTGATCCCGCCAACTATATGGTGCATAGGGCCAGAAGCATGCTGGCGCAACTACGGGCAAGACAATTTGAATTCTGAAACCAAAGGAGCTTCGGCTCCTTTTTTGTTGGGAAAATCCAGTGAGAGGGAATAATGAACCAGACTATCTTCCTCCGAAGTAAGCAGCAGCAACAATTCGCCATTAACGCAATCCTTGCAACAACTCTCGATAAAGACAAACCCGTTACGATCCGCATCACCGATTACAAGCGGAATCTCGATCAAAATGCCAAATTTCACGCGATGGTCGCTGATATCTCCCGACAGGTTCAGTGGTGCGGCAGATGGCTAAAACCAGAACAGTGGAAAGTTTTGTTAATCAGCGGTCATGCCGTGGCGACAAAACAGGAAGCCGATGTTTTACCCGGTCTTGAAGGCGAATGCGTCAATATCCGCGAAAGCAGTGCGCAGATGAGCGTGAAGCGTATGGCAAGCCTGATTGAGTACACAACTTCCTGGGCTGTGGATAAGGGGGTCAGATTTACCGACAGGAGGTACGAATGAGACGACAGCGACGAAGCATTACCGATATAGTCTGTGAAAACTGCAATTACCTTCCAACGAAACGCTCCCGAAATAAACCCAGGCCAATCCCCAACGAATCTGATGTAAAAACCTTCAATTATACGTCTCACCTGTGGGATGTCCGGTGGCTCAGACGTCGTGCAAGATTTAATAGTCACTCCGGATAGTTCAATGTACGAGGAATAAGATGATGGCAAACCTACGCAAAGAAGCGCGTGGCAGAGAATGTCAGGTACGGATTTACGGCGTATGCAATGGCAATCCTGAAACTACAGTTTTGAACCGCCCCGGGAATCCTGGAGACTAAACTCCCTGAGAAAGAGGTAAACAGGATGACTAAAAATACACGTTTTTCCCCCGAGGTCCGTCAACGGGCAGTTCGTATGGTTCTGGAAAGTCAGGGCGAATATGACTCACAATGGGCGGCAATTTGTTCCATTGCCCCAAAGATTGGCTGTACGCC